ACCGGCCTGCTGAGCCGCCAGAGCGGCAAGACCGAGACGCTGGCCAACACCCTGGCCGGGTGCATGATCCTGTTCCCGAAGCTGGCCATGACGTTTGAGATCATGGAGCGCTTCAAGAACGGCTTGATGGTCGGCTGCTTCGCTCCTACCGAGGACCAGTCCGAGACGCTGCACGGGCGCATCGTGGACCGGCTGACCAGCGACCGGGCCGTGGAGATCATGCTCGACCCGGAGATCGATGACGCCACGACTGGCCGGGGCAAGCTGATCAAGCTCAAGAACGGCTCCTACGCCCGCCGCCAGACGGCCAACCCCAAGGCCAAGATCGAGGGCAAGAGTTATCACATCATCGTGCTGGACGAGGCCCAGGACGCCGACGACGGTGTGATCCGCAAGTCGATCCACCCGATGCTGTCGGCCTACGCCGGGTCGATCATCAAGATCGGCACGCCGGGCTACGTCAAGGGCGACTTCTACCGGGCCATCCAGTTGAACAAGCGCCGCACCCTGGCCCGCCGCGCTCGCAAGAACCACTTCGAATACGACTACAAGGTCGTGTCGAAGTACAACCCGCTGTACGCCCGCTCGGTGCAGAAGGAGAAGCAGCGCCTGGGGGAGGACTCCGACGAGTTCCGCATGAGCTACGCCATTCAGTGGCTGCTGGAGCGTGGGCAACTCATCACCGACGACGACCTCGACCGGCTGATGGACCCGTCGATGCCCCTGGTGCGTGCCTGGCACAAGAGCGCCTGCGTCGCTGGTATCGACCCGGCCCGGATCAAGGACTCCACCGTCGTCACGGTGTGCTGGGTGGACTGGCAGTTCCCCGACCCCTTCGGCCTGTGCGAGCACCGGGTGCTCGACTGGCTGGAGTTGACCAATGTGCCGTGGGAGGAGCAGTACTTCCGCATCCTGAGCTTCCTGGACAACTACGCCGTGACGCTGATCGGTGTCGACGGCACCGGCATGGGGTCCGTGGTGGCCGAGCGGCTCCAGATCCTGCTCGGGCACCGCTGCCAGGTGATCTCGATGTCCAGCGACCTGGTCACCCAGTCGAAGCGCTGGAAGCGGCTTCAGACGATGCTCGATCGGCGCATGGTCGTCTTCCCCGGCCACAGCAAGGCCAAGCGCACCCGGGCCTGGCGCCGCTTCCGTCAGCAGATGGCCGACGCCATCAAGGTGTTCAAGCAGGGCCAGCTTCTGGTGGCTGCGCCGGAAGAAGCTGAAGCCCACGACGACTACGTCGACAGTCTCTGCTTGGCCATTGCGGCCAGCGAGGTGGAGGAGCAAGAGTCCGTCGAGGTGTTCGAAGCACCGTTCTACGAGCGGCGGCACTACGCCAGGTGATCAGTTTGCGCGCCGCGTTGTCGTAGCATCCGAGTCAGCCACCCAGGGAGGTTCCATCATGGCCTATGGCAAGGATCTGGCGTACGAGACGGAGATCGCCAACAACACCCGGCGTCGCGGCCCGCTGCGCTTCGAAGAGGGCATCGTCACCGACACCGACATCCCCAACGACTTCCGCCGGGGCGCTTACAGCGACCCGAACGGCGACGGTGGGCAGGGTTCGTGGGCCAACTGGTCGAAGTCGCCCGAAGAGACGATGCAGGAGCGTGCCCACGTCGGCAGCGCCTCGTGGATCGAGGCCCCGGCCCTCCTTGGTGAGTTCGTCCAGGGTGCTCACGCCGGTGACGGCCCGATCTCCTACGAGCACGAGATCAACTCGGGTGGCAAGCAGGTGCGGCCGAACCGCGCCACCGTCAACGACTGACATCACAACATGCCTGGGTCAACGCCGAAGGCGGGGACGGTTGCCAAGAAGGTCGGTCAGGGCGCACAGCCCGGCCGACCTGCTGTCGTCGCCTACAACAAGATGCCGCGGCTGCTGGATGACAAGGGCAAGGTGGCCGGGTTCAACCTCGTTGCCCACAGGTTCATGCCGTCCTCCATGGAGCGGGCTGAGGACTTGATGAAGGGCGCCATGCCGACGAATCTCACACCGCAGGTGATGAAGAACGTCCTGGCGAACAAGCACCGCCGGGAGCACTGATGAAGAAGCGCGGAGAGGGGCAGTTCCCCGAGGGCTTCCGCAGTGGCCTCGCCAAGGAGGCTGAGGGCATGCACCCCGAGGACCGGGACCTCGTGGAGTCGGCGCTGCGCGTTCACGGCACCGGCTACACCGGGCCGCTCAACGCCATGGACGCCGATGTCATCGAGCGCACGCACTCGATGCATAGCAGGCTCACCGACTACGGGTTCTCGTCGTCGCTCCTCGGGTCGAAGAGTCCTCGTGGTGTGAAACTGGACATCGGGACGGAGCACCAGATCGCGATCACACCCAACAGCGGCCCTGGGTACCACGTCCAGATCGATCACCCGGCTCGGTACGACACAACTGAATCCGGTGAGTACAAGCACCCCACGGGTTGGGGTGAGCACAGCGCTTCGCTGCATGTGGATGAGCAGGATCTCCCAGGGGCGTTGGTCGAGCACTTCGCCAACCCCGAGGTACGCAGGAAGGCGGCGTTGGACTGATGGCCAGGCTCAGTCAAGTAGGGCACCAGTTCCCGCAACTGGGTGGCGAGATCAAGCTGCGTCAGCCGATCAGCAAGGCCACCGGGCAGCCGAAGCTCAACGAACGCGGCAACCCGGTGATCAAGCTGTCGGCCACGGCCGTCGACCTGGCCAACCCGGTGGCCATCGCCGCTGCCAAGCGAAACGTGCTGCACTCGATCGACACAGCTTCCCCGAAGGCGTTCGAAGAGGGGCGCATCTGGTACCCGAAGGCCAACGAGGCCGTGTCCGCTGGGATCAAGACCAAGGGCTTCCTCAGCGGGCAGGCCAACCGTCACCTGGCCGGTTCCGGGATCATCGCCTCGGCCAGCCCGGGCATGGACTGGGAGGAGAACGTCAAGGCGGTCAAGGAGGTGCAGGGCCTCAGGTCCAAGGACTGGGACACGATCATGGCTGGTGGCGCTCCGGCCCAGGACGTGTACAAGCACCTGTCGATCGCCTCGCAGTCGGTGGAGAACATGCAGAAGGTCGGGCGGATCGTCCGGGGTGAGGATCCCGACGAGGTGCTCAGCTATGCATCAGCGCCGAAGACCAACTCGTTCATGCACAACATCCACGACCCGGAGTCGTCGCAGTGGGCGACGATCGACGGCCGGGCCTTCGACGTCATGTCGAACAAGGCGATCCCGTGGCAGGCCGGGCGCAACATCGGTGGGAGCAAGACGAACAAGACGCCGCCGAAGAAGTACACGCAGTCGGTCAGCGTGATGCAGGACGTCGGCGCCGGTCTGGGCATGGCTGCGCCAACGGCGCAGGCCATCTCGTGGACGGCCGGGCAGGAGATCGAGCAGGACTTTGGCAAGCGTAAGCAGGGTCCGTCACGTGTCGGGCAGCCGTACTTCCACCCGGAGACGGGGGAGCCGGTCATCCACGATCCGAGCTATCGCGCAGCGCACAGGAGCCGGTTGGCCGAGTTCAAGGGCAGCAGGGGGATCTAGGCCGTGGGCGGCTTGTACTTGCGCCCCGGCTTCAAGAAGGGGATCTCGGGACGCTCGACGTCCCCGATCTCGACCCCGGCCGCAGCGAAGGCTTCCTCCAGCTTGGGCAGGGCCACCACGGCCTCGCGGATGATGAAGATCACGTCCTCGACGTTGTTGTCCAACTGGAAGCAGATGTCGTGGAGCAGGGCTGCGGTAGCGTCGTCCAGTTCGATGGTCACTCTCTTAGGATACAGGACATGAGCAAAGAATACAACGCCTACCAGAACAGCACGGCGATGCACTTCGGCGCGTACCTGAATCAGAAGGGCATCACCCACAGGGATCTGGAGGGCATGTCGCCAGCCGACATCCAGAGCCACGCAACAGCGTCGGGCCTCGGCCGTGTCCCCAACGAGGACACGTTGAAGCTGACCCACGACTTCATGAAGCGGTTGGCCAACCCGCCGTCAGATCCGTTCGCTGGTCTGTGATGAAGAAGCGCGGCGAGGAGCAGTTCTTCCACGGGACGATCTCGCCATTGAAGCCGGGGACGGTCATCGAGCCGACCGGCAAGTCGTCCTGGCGCAAGCCCCGCTTTCCGCATGACACGGACCCTGCCTATGCGTATGCAACAGGGCACGACGAAGCCTGGGACTACGCCGAGAAGGCGTGGAATATGGCCTCGGGCAACCTCACCACACCGACCACACCGGGGCACCCTAGGGTGTTCCAAGTGGAACCACTGGGTGAGCACGAGCAAGACCCGTCGCGCACTGCCCAGGGGGACCTACGCAACACCTTTGAGGCCGATCGGCGCTCCAAGGCGGGCTGGAAGGTGATCAGCGAGGTGCAGATGCCCGAGCACATGGGGACACCAGAGGACTGGCGCTGATGCAGGCCAAGGGCACGCAGATGGCGATGTTCATGACGCCCAACGAGATGATCGCTGGGTCGGTGACTCATGCCAACGACGTCTACGGCCCAGACGGGAAGCCTGCTCCTCTGACACACGAGATGATCGCCAACCACCCACGGTGGAAGGAGAAGAAGCGCACCATCGAGCGCCCCGACGGCATCGGCAAGTCGGTGGCAGCGGAGGGCGTGCACGAGCCGCTCAACATCTACCACGACACCTCAGGAGCCAAGGCCAACCGTGGGTTGTCGCGTGACGATCCTCGTGGGATGCTGCGCAACGGGCACCACCGCTTCCTGTCGCAGTACTACGCCGACCCGGACCGGCTAATGCCCGTCGTACATGAAGGGGACATCTGATGGGCGTTGCCTTCTACCCAGCCAGCTACCGGGCCTCTGGCAGTGACCTGACCGTTGCTGTCAGCCCGTTGGGCCTGGTCGAACTGGCCGACGAGGAGTTCGAAGTCCATGGGCCTCGCCTCAACCGCTATGCATCAAACTGGGCCTGGTACCTGGGCCACCACTGGATGTACCGCCGGGAGGCGGGCGAGCCGCAACTGACGTTCAACTACATCAAGGCGCTGAGCGACTTCATCACGGTGTTCACCTTCGGCAAGGGCGTGGAGTTCCACAGCCCCGAAGCCACCTTGCTCGTCGTCCCCCCGATCCTCAAGCGGGTGTGGGAGATCGACAACGACAAGGCAGCCGTGCTGTGGGAGATCGGCCAGCTTGGCGGCGTCTCCGGCGACGTGTTCATCAAGGTTGCATACGAGGAGGCGTACGTCGACCCGGCCGGGCGCATCCACCCTGGCCGGGTGCGCGTCCTGCCGCTGAACCCGGCGTTCTGCTTCCCTGAGTTCCACCCGCACGACCGCACTCGGATGATCCGCTTCAAGCTCAAGTACAAGTTCTGGGGTACGGCGCTCGACGGCACCCGCCAGGTGCTGACCTACACCGAGATCATCACCGAGACGGCGATCGAGGAGTACGTCAACGACGAGTTGATCCGCAACGACCCGAACACCCTGGGCGAGATCCCCATCGTGCACATCCCCAACGTGCCGGTGGCCTCCAGCCCGTGGGGCCTGAGCGACATCCAGGACATCATCTCGCTGAACCGGGAGTACAACGAGAAGGCCACCGAGGTCAGCGACATCATCAATTACCACGGCTCTCCGGTGACGGTGATCACCGGGGCCAAGGCGTCCAACCTGGAGAAGGGGCCGAAGAAGGTCTGGTCGATCGGCGCCAAGGACGCCAAGATCCAGAACCTGACGATGGACACCAACTTCGCCGGGATCCTGGGCTACATGGAGTTGCTCAAGGTGGCCATGCACGAGATGACCGGCGTGCCCCAGGCGGCGCTCGGCCAGATGCAGCCGATCAGCAACACCAGCGGCACGGCGCTCAGCGTGCAGTACCAGCCGCTGATGAACCGCTACCACCTCAAGGGCATCCAGTACTCCCGCGGTCTGTGCCGGGTCAACGAGTTGATCATGGCCACCCTGGTGATCAAGGAGCCAGAGGCGCTGTTGTACAACCCGACTCTGGCCGGGGTGATGCCCAAGCCGGATCAGTTGCTACAACTCGATCCAGCCGACCCGCTGACCTACCGAACCTCGGTGCTGTGGCCATCGCCGCTGCCGCTGGACCTGCTGGTCAAGATCAACGAGATCCAGGCGAAGATGGCTCTCGGCCTGGAGTCCAAGCGTGGTGCCCTGCGTGACCTGGGTGAGCAGTTCCCCGACCAGAAGATGCAGGAGATCTTCGAAGAGTTGATGGAGGACACCAAGGAGCAGGGTGCCCTCGATCTGCTGCGTGCCCAGACGGCCCAGATCCAGATGGCGACGACGGGCATGATGCCCGACGGAACGCCGCTGATGATGGCCGACGGGGCGCCTGCTTCGGCGCCGATCGACCCAGCGCTGGCCCAGGAGATGATGGACCGGGCCTTCGGGATCCAGCCCCCGCAGACGCTGGATTATGACAACAACTCCGGGGCGTAGTCGTAACAACGCCACGTTGTGTGGCAACATGACCCCGCGGGAGCAACGAGAACATGATGAGACAGGACAACAACCATGAGTGACACGGGTTCCCAGGGCGTCGCAGAGACGCCCGGCGGGTTCATCCACGGCGCTGACCCGAAGCCGCAGAAGCAGATGACAGCGGCCGAGTGGCAGCAGGCTAACGGCGGAAGCATCTCCTACGGTCAGCAGACGACGGGGAACGGCGGCAACTACGTGGCCCCCGCTCCCACCCAGGCCCCCGGCCAGGTGTTCACCGCCGAGGACATCGCCCGTGCCCGCCAGGACGAGAAGGACAAGCTGTACGGCCGCATCGAGGAGATGGGCACGCAGCTTCAGACGTTGGCCGAAGAGCGAGAGGCCCGTGAGCAGGCCGAACAT